CGCCACCTGATTCCGTTCGACGGATCTTGCGGCGGTTGCCATTGGAGGAGGTCCGTGAGGCTGTGAACATTACGGCCGCCAAGTTCCACATTGGGAACACCACCGCCTGGCGTTACTTCTTCGGAATCTGCTGGCGCAAGATTCGCGGAACGGGCAATGGCCAGAGCGCGGTGGATTAAGCCGGAGTTCTTCACCGATGCGAGGACTTGTGCGGTCTCTGACCAAGCCGCGCTGGTATTCGCCGCCCTGTGGGTCGAAGCCGACGATGGGGGCGTGGCCCCTGGCGACCCGCGGGATGTCTACGGCCGGCGTTTCATCAAACGCGGTTCGTGGTCGGTCGAACAGGTTACTAATGCGATGCACGAGCTGTCCGAGGCTGGATTGACCCGGCCTTTTGACCACCGCGGCGAGCGGTTCGTCTTAGTGCCGGACTTTGCCCGGAAGCAGGGGATTAAACCTAAAGAATGGCGTCACTTAGGGAAAGATCATGACACCATTACGAACCGCGTTTTATCAGAGTCGAACGCCGTTCGTTCGGCGTTTACCCCTAAGCCGTTAGCTGTAGCCGTAGCCGTAGCAGGAGCCGTAGCTGATTCGGTTGTTTCACAACCGGCTGACGCCGGGACGATTCAGCCCCCGAAGGCGAACGCCATGAGCTACCCCGCAGAAATGATCCGGAAGCTCTGCTACCCGCCGGATGGCCAGCCCCCGGAGGGCCATGACATCGGCCGAGATCTCCAGTGGTGGAAGGTCAAGCTAGTCAAGGGAGAATCGGTGGAGCGGATCATCATGGCCCTGGAGGGTGCGCCCCAGGTGATGACCTCGCTCGCTGGGGTAAAATGGTCGCCGGCCAAGGTGTTCACGAAGGGCGGGGACTGGGCTAGCCTGTACGAGCGGGCCGTCACCGCTCGCGGCCGGCAGTACGGGAAGAAACGCGCCCCGACGTTGATCGGGGAAGTGATGCACGACGCGCAACGGCGGGCGGCCCCGTGATTCCCCGCACGAAGCCGTTGGCCCGTTCGCGGAAGCGGATTCCCCGCGGGACGCGGCCCCGCAGCAAAGGCGGCCGGCGGTTTACGCACGCGAAGCGTGACCCGGAGAAGCTGGCCTATGTGCGGCGTTACGAGCCGTGTGTTGCTTGCCGCGCGCTGTTTCGGGCCAATCTGCTAACGAGTGCCCTTGTTGCTGGCGAGTGTGACCCACACCATGAGCCTCCGAAGTCTCGCGGTGGTGGCGATGACCAGGTGTGCGCTCTCTGTCCGACGCACCATGAGAGCCGGACTTCACGGCTGAACCGGAGCGCCTTTGAGGGCCTGTACGGTATCTCCTTCGCGGAGGAAACCACGGCATGCGAGGCGCGGTATCAAGCCTGGCGGGCCGCCCAGGCGGGGGCTGGCTAGTGACCCGGATTGTCTTGCCGGTCCCACCGAGTGCGGGGCTCTACTGGCGGCTGGTCCGCGGGCGGATCGTCAAGACGGCGGCGGCCCGCGGCTATCAGCAGGGGGTTAAACTGCGTGCCTTGGCCCAAGGCTGTCGCCCCACAGCCGGGCTCGTGGCGGTGACGGTCCACTGGTTCCGGGCCGCGCGCCGCGGGGATCTCGACAACCACCTTAAGGTGGTGCTCGACGCCTTGCAGGGCGCGGCCTACCGGAACGACAAGCAGATCGTGGAACTGCACGCCTATCGGCTGGAGGACCGCCAGAACCCGCGGTTGCAGATCGCCATCGAGGACGTGGCACCGTGAAGTACAAGGCCACAGAACGCGGCTGGGTGATGCGACTGCTGGCGCGCCTAACGCCGGCGCAGCGCATCCGCTACGAGGCGGCGATGCGGAAGGCTCCCGCGCACCCATATTCGGGGAAGAAGTACGACCGCCTGAAGGCCGAAGTCGCGGAGCGCATCTTGTACGAGGACCGAGTAGGGTCGGTCCCTGCGGAGGGGGGCTTATGAGCGAACGCGGTCAACCAGAGGAGCGTGGCGCAGCGATGAGCAGCCCACCAGAACGAGACTTTAGCACCACCGGTGGTCGGGAGCGTTGGTTTGTCGATGATTTGGTGCGTTCTTGGAAGTCTAATTTTGCTCGACTGGAGGCGGAGTTGGTCACCGCTAGGTACGAGTTGAGAGAGGCAGAAGCTAAGCGTGAGCGTATCTATCATGACTATCCACCCGAAGCTGGGCCTCGCCTACCGATGTTATACGCCGCCGCGTCCCCGCCGGACCTCGTGGAACGGCTCCGAGTGATTGCTGTGAATCCGCGCACGGCAACGCACAGACTCGATTACTGGTTTACACCCGAGCAGGTAGCGCGGGGGCTGGAGGCGATGAAGGGGGTACTACCACGACGAATGTACACAGACGCGCTTGAGACTTTCGTGGCCGCAGCGGGGGCGACCCCGAAGGAGGAAAATGATGGGAATGCGTGAACTGGAAGCTCATATCCTGCGAGAATTGCGGTTGGTCACGGGTATCCGTGGGCTACGGCAGAAGGATATTCAGGAATGGTCAGCGGGTAAGATCAAGGGCCAGGGTGCTGAAGTAATCGTTCGTTTGCCTAACATGGGCGTGAACGTCGCCTACCTGAAACCCGTGCCAAAAGACAAAGCGGGCTCCTCCCCGACGCCGGAGCAGGAGGCGAACCGTGGCTAATAAGCACCTGAAGTGTGACGCTCACCATCCAGGCGGGCTCACCAACTGGTGGTGGTACGAGGAGCGACGGGGAATCTTCGTGCTCCATCAAGAGACGGACGCTCAGGGCAACGTGATGCAGCCCGCGAGCGTCACCATTCCATGGAGCGCCCTCCGGGCCGCCCTGCGGAGAAAGGACAAGCCCGCTCATGCCCGCTGACCCAGCCCGGCGCGAGGGCAGAGAGGCTCGACTTGATGCTGGAGAGCGCGTGGGTGTGCTGGCGGCGGCCTTCAAGGAGCTGGAAGGAGATCAGGAATGAGCGACGAGCGGCGGACCCACGATGGGCTCATGTACCTCGTGACGGCGGTGAGCCGCCTGAATGTTGCGCTGCAAGGGCAGTTTCTTGGCGGGGTGCGAGAGGCACAGGAAATCAGTGAACTACTCAGGAAGGCGCTGGCGAGTTTTGATGAGGTTGAGCCCGAGGTTCCCGATGCAGACTGAACTACAGTTATTGCGGGCCGCGCTCGCCCAGGAGCGGGAGCGGCACGCGAGGCTGCTGGATACGCTGGTCGCATCCGTAATCCCCTACGAAGCGTTGCTGGCCGATCAGGAAAGCCGCAAGTGGATCGCGCCGTCCATCTGGCAGGCGATGAAAGACTTCCGCTCTACAGTACGCGCCCTGATACTGCCTTCAGACCAGGATGCTCAAGGGCCCTGCGTGCTGTCCTACGGAGAAAGGACAAAGCCCTCGATGCCCGCTGACCCAGACCGGCGCGAGGGTGAAGAGCCTGCAACGAGCGGCAATATGTGTGGCTGTAAGCCGTGGGCGACCGTACCACTCGCCCCATGCGGCACGTGTGGGAAATTGCGGCCTTACGATGATCCACCGAGGCCTAGCCCATGAGCGCCGGGGACCGTCTCGTATCAGGATGCATTGAAGGCAGGCCACACTGCCCGCACCTAACAGGAACGGGCTCCAGCTATGGGACTGGAGGAGCAGACCAGGTGCTCTGCTGTTGGTGCGGTATAGTCTGGAGTCGTCCATGGCACATCAAAGGGGAACCGATACCCGAGCATGGCCCGCACGCTCACCGAAACGTGAAGGTCTATAATGACAGCGAACGTTAACGCTCCCGCGCCGCCGCCGGGGGAGGTGGAACGGCTGACTACACTACTCGAACAATGGCATTGGGAACAACTTGGGCCGAGCGCGACGCGCTTTCCGTGGTCTGGACGACCCCTTGCCGAATGGCTCCTTTCCCACGGCCTGACCGTCGCCCGCGATGCGGGGCATGACATCGAGCTTGTTGGTCCTGGAGAACTTCAGTGGTGCCGTCGCTGTCATGGCGGAGAAGTCGAGCTTCAGGAGTCCTGTGCTATCCGCTTGGCACGAGAGGTGGAGATTTTGCGGACACGAATCAAGCGCGGTCAAGAACGCGAGCAGGACTACTCGGCACGGCTTGAGAAATTGACCGTCGCCCGCGACGCGCCGAGCGAGGTGGCACGCGACCTGGCGACTGCGCTCGCGGCCCTGATGGATGCGGTTGGGAACATGCCAGCCGATCCGTCTGAGTGCTGGCCGGGAGAATGGAACGCGGCAATAGACGCCCTGGAAGCGTATAAGGCGTCCCGGCAGCCCGAGAAAGGGGGAGCATGAAGCCGATTGCATTTCCCGAGCAGACGACCGTATGGGCGAAGAACCAGCCACCGTATCTGCCGCTCCCGGCGTGGACCTCAGCCAAGGAGACGATCACGCTTTGGCGCCTCTCGTGGTGGGAACGCCTGCGCGTGCTGTGCACCGGGAAGCTGTGGCTTCGCCAGTTGAACTTCGGACGGGCGCTCCAGCCGCAGCGCCCGCAGGTCGAGTCTCCCTTCGTGACCGCATGGTTGACGGGCGCCAAGGTGCGGCTCCTCGAGGCCGAGCACCAGATTCCCGATGCCCCAGCCAATGGAGGGGGAGCATGAGCGACGAGGAGATCATCGAGATTGACGAGCTGGGGCACATCGTAAAGCCTACGGTGTTGAGAACGCCAGAGCTAGAAGGGCCGTGTGTAGCACCGGGCGCGGTGAGCGCGATACCCAAGAGGGAGGACAGCTCCGGGACCCCTGCTGGGAACGGATCGCCGCCCTGTTTGATGAGCCCGCCGCGCCTTCCGAACCGAGCCGGGCTGCGTGGATGGCGGCGGTGGATGCCGCGACACCGGGCCTTCCGAACGAGGTACAGGGCAACATCGAGACGGCAAGCCAGAGATACCGAAAGCCTGATCCACATGAGTATCCAGGGCTTGAGATACGAATGCGCGAAGTCGGCAACCTCATACGCGACGGGCTTCCCAAGGATGTGGGCTTCATCTTCTTCACCTTCCATTTTGGTGAAGGCGGCGGCATGAGTTACATGAGCAACGCCGAACGTGCGACGGCGGTCGCCGCGATCCGTGAGTGGCTCAACGTACAGGAGGACTTGGGATGAACGTTGATACTGGGGAAATCAAGCGACGGCTCACGCCGGAAGAGTTGGCAAGCGGACGCTGGGTGCGCCTCACTGAAGAGGAAGCCGTAGCCGCTGCACAACTGAGCGCGCAGGAGCGGGCCCGTGGGTTCCGTGATCTCTTCAAACGCCGACTGAGCAGAAAGCGGGCACGTCGTCTACGAGAGCTTGGACTAGAAGGGGCCGAGCGTGGCGCGCCCCCACCGGAGGAGCCCGGATGAGGGATTGGTCGTTAACGGTTCCCACGACGGCGTTCAGGCTCTTCGCCCCAGGTGCCAAGGTCCGCTGTTGGTGCGGCTCCGGTATTGAACATCTGGGGCCACACACCTATGCTAGAGTCATGGTCCAGCCCGACTTCACCTCGGCAATCCCTGCGGATGTCCACCGCACTATCCGGTGCCGGTCCTGCGGCACCATCCTTCAGACGACCTACACGACAGGATGAAGAAAACCCGCAAGAAAAGCCTGCCTCCACACTTGATACCCGGGAATCCTGGGAACTCGGGTGGCAAGAAAGGCCGCTCTGGTCGGAAGCCGAATGATTTCGTCGCCTGGTGCCGCGCTGTGACGGATGACCCGATGGTCCGGGACGTGAACTTGGCCCGGGCCAAGGCCGGTGATATCAAGGTGCTGACGCTGGCGGCCAGCTACGCTCACGGAAAGCCGAAAGAGCAGGTAGAGGTGACTGGCCCAGGTGAAGGGGGAACCATCCCTCTCAGCTTGAAGATCTTCGATGCCCGCGACGCTGACGATTAACTACCGTCGACCGGCACTCTATCCGAAGCAGCGGGCGGCGATCTTCAACCCCGCCCGCTATGGTGTGATCGAAGCCAGCACCAAGTCTGGGAAGACGGGAGGCTGTATCGCCTGGTTTCTGGAACAGGGACTCGCTGGGCATGAAGGCCAGAACTACTGGTGGGTCGCCCCGGTATTCCCCCAAGCCAAGATCGCCTTTCGCCGGCTCAAGCGGGCCTTACGTCCCCGAACGGCGTTCGAGCCCAACGAAGGCGAGCTCACGATCACATTGCTTAATGGGGCCATTCTCTGGTTCAAGAGCGCCGACAAACCGGACAGCCTCTACGGGGAGGATGTCTACGCTGCGGTGATTGATGAGGCTACTCGCTGTAAAGAGGAGGCATGGCACGCCATCCGCTCTACCCTCACGGCCACTCGGGGCCCTGTCCGGATCATCGGCAACGTCAAGGGTCGGAAGAACTGGGCCTACCGCCTGGCTCGCAAAGCCGAATCGGGTGAGCGGGACATGCACTACGCCAAGCTGACGGCCTATGATGCGGTCCAGGCCGGCGTGCTGGCGCGGGAGGAAGTCGAAGACGCAAGGCGCAAGCTTCCTGATGCGGTCTTTCGAGAACTGTACCTTGCCGAACCATCGGATGACGCCGGGAACCCGTTTGGCCTCAAAGCCATCGCCGCCTGCGTAGCACCCATGAGCACAGGCGATGCCGTTGTGTGGGGCTGGGACATCGCTCGATCCGAGGATTACACGGTAGGTATCGCCCTGGACCGGCAGGGGGCTGTCTGTGGGTTCCAACGGTTTCAAGGGCCGCTTGAGCTGGCACGCTCCAAGATCCTAGCATCGGTCAACGGGACCCGGGCAGTGGTCGATGAGACGGGCATGGGTAGTCCCGTGGTTGAGGCCCTCCAGAAGCACGGGACGAACTTTGAAGGGTTCACGTTCACCCAACCCTCGAAGCAGTATCTCATGGAGCAGCTGGCCGTGGCCATTCAGCAACAAGCGGTGCATTTCCCCGATGGAGAGATCCGTTCGGAGCTGGAGAGCTTCGAGTACGAGTACACCCGGACGGGTGTGCGCTACTGCGGCCCCGAGGGGTTGTATGATGACTGTGTGTGCGCGCTGGCTCTGGCGGTCCATGGATTCCACGGTGCCCAAGGCCGGATCCCCGTGGATCTGGACCCGAGCTTCTTTGAGGATTTCCACCGGGAAAGTCCGTGGAAAGGACGGTTCTGATCTAGATGACCACTCCTTCCCTGTTACCCAGGCACGACGTGTCTAATCATCGGAGGCCAGGATGAGTTACGATGGATTGCGCCAAGCGGCCCTTGAATGGGACGCGATTCAACAGACGCGACTCAAGATCAACAATATGCTGAAGGCGTTCGACCGCCTGAAGCGTCCCTATCCCGATCTCATTGCGCCCTGGCTGGAACAGTTGGCCAGCTTGGAGACTCAGCGGCTTAAGTTCGTGAGGGCTCAAGCCGAGGATGGCGAGCCGTGGCTGCATGAGGTCGTGGCGTATATTGACGCGACCCGTGGGTTGGGGCCGGCGGTCTTGTGTGTCCTAGGTCTGATCCCCCCCCTGCCGCAGTTTCCCAATCCTGCGAAGCTGTGGGCTTATCTGGGCTTGGCGGTGAGTGATGGGGCCGCAGTGCGCGTTCCATTGCCGCCCCCGCCGAACAATCCCCGAGGACCCAAAGGCCATCATTTCAGCCGGCGTATTCGGGCTTACGCGACGGTGCGGATTGTGGAACCCATCATTCGGGATATGCAGTCGCCGTTGCGCGCTGTGTACGACGGACGGCGCCTACATACAGCGTCTACCCATCCCGAGTGGGGCGAGGAACGGAACAAGGCGGGAGAATTGGTCCCGAACATGCACTATCATCGGGACGCCATACGCTACACCGCCAAACGGATTTGGCGGGATGTGTGGAGGGTCGCGGTCGGTGACCAGCTGGGACGTGGAACCCATACACCGATTGTCGCTGAGGTACTGCCACTATGAAAATGGGCCAGCATGATCATGGTACCCATGGGTCTACTGCCTTCGTTACGAACGACCAATTACGAGCTGTTACCCATTGTGCGGGTGTCTGTTCAAATGAACCATGCACAAACTGTTACCCAAGAGAGCGGTGTTCTCTTCAACCATCGAGGCTCCGATGACCCGACAAGACTTGATGCACCGACTGGAACTGAGCTTGCAGGATACCCGCGGCAACCGCTACGCTGCGATCCAAGCTGTACTGGATAGTCTGAAAGGGGACCCGCGCGAAGCTGTCGAGGCGCTGGAGCTGTTGGGTCCCACAGCGCTGGCGGCGCTGCTGCCACCTGAGAATAAGGGCCTACTGCCGCAACGGATTCAGAATGACGTGCAGCCGCCTCGGGCGGAATGGACAGTCGCCATGCTCAAGGCCCACATGGGCTGGATTCGGGCACTACATCATGGCATCGGTCGGCGGTTGCAGCTCTGTCAATCGATGGTCAAACTGGCCCGGAGCGACGACGAACTGTTGGGGCGTGACATCGTCCCTCGGCTGCCGCTAGCAGAGCGTGGAGCAGTAGAACGGATGCTCGGCATCCGCACCTTGGCAGCCTAGGACGTAAAGGCCATTGCCGTCCTGTTACCCATGGCGAACGTGCCTAGCGTCTCGGATCGAAAGGTTGTAGACTAGCGCCATGCAACGACGGGGGTTTGTCGGTTCGGTCGCAGCTTTCCTAATGCTCCCTGCCGTTCTGCGGGATGGCAGGAAAACCCCCGTCGTGAAGATGGTCGATCATTGGGGAGCAACCCGCGACCGACAGTGGCAACAGTTCCTGCGGGAATCGCTCCGGCACCGGGACCGTATCCGGGATCGGGAGCTTGCGATCGGGTTAAGGTATTCAACGGATTTCTATGCCTAAGACCACCTCCAAGGGTAACGGCCGCCACCGGCTCGCGGATGTCGCGAAGCAACAGCCGGCGCCGGATGCAGGGTTCTCCGAACTCGGCCAAACCGGCCTGCTCCGCTACTCTGGCTACATCAACGAAGAGTTCCACCGCGACCTCACCGGGGATCGCGCCCTCAAGATCTACAAGGAGATGTCCACCAACTCCGCCACCGTGGGGGCCTGTCTCTTCGCGGTGGAGAAGCTGATGCGGGGCACCAGCTTCTTCGTCCAGCCTGGTGGGGATAGCAATGATGATCTGCGGGCGAAGGACCTGATCGAGACCAGCCTGCACGACATGAGCCAGTCATGGCATGACTGCCTGGCTGAGATCCTGACGATGCTCACCTATGGCTGGTCCTACCACGAGCAGGTCTACAAGTATCGTCGCGGACCGCAACGGGATGCGGGGCAATCGAGCCGCCATGATGACGGGTTGATTGGCTGGCGGAAGCTGCCAATCCGCTCCCAGGACAGTCGGACCCGGTGGGAGTTTGACGCATCAGGCGGCATTAAGGGCATGTATCAGCAGCCGGTGACGGCCCCGAGGGAACTGTTCATCCCCATCGAGAAGGCCCTGTTGTTCCGGCCCAACGTCCACAAGAACAATCCCGAGGGCCGCTCGGTGCTCCGGACGGCCTACCGCTCTTGGTACTACGTCAAGCGGATCGAGGAGATCGAGGCGATTGGGATCGAGCGGGACCTGGCGGGCTATCCCATGGGGTTCGTGCCGGCGGAACTCCTGAGCGGTACCCGCAGCAGTGGCCAGGCGAGCATCTACAACGCGCTGAAGAACTTCGTCGTCAACATCCGGCGTGATGAGCAGGAGGGCGGCCTGTGGCCGATGGCCTACGATAGCCAAGGCAAGCCCCTGTACGATTTCAAGCTCCTCAGCACGGGTGGGACCCGGCAGTTCAACACGACCGAAGTGATCCAGCGCTACAACCGGGAGATCGCCATGAGCGTCATGGCCGATTTCCTGTTCTTGGGGTCCACCAACGTGGGGAGTTGGGCCTTGGGAGCGGCCAAGACCAGCTTGTTCGGGGCGGCCGTCGATTCCATGCTGGATCAAGTAGACGATGTGATGAACCGCCATGCCATCCCCCGGCTGCTGGGCCTGAACGGGTTCCGCCTGGAGAAGCTCCCCGAACTCAAGCACAGCAATGTGGAGTCGGTGGACCTGAACACGATTGCCTCCATGGTCACGGCCCTTTCCGGGGCCGGGGCGCGGCTCTTCCCGGATCTGGATCTGGAGAACCACTTCCGCAACCTGCTTGGCTGGCCGGAGATGACGGAGGAGGGCTACGACGAGCGGGAAGCAGACCAAGTAGAAGCGGAACAGCGCCAGGCGGATGCCAAAGCGGAGTTGTTGCGCGCCAACGAGGAACGGATGCAAACGGATGCGCAGGGGCGTAAGCCGACCGATGACGAACCTACGGAGAAACGCGAGGCGCAGCACATCACGGTCAATGTGCCGGCGGCCGCACAACCCAACATTCAGGTGCCGGTGACCATCGCCGAAGGGGCCATCAAAGTCGATACGCCGGCACCCGTGGTGAACGTGGCGGCCCCGAATATCACGATGCCAGCACCGTTCGTGCATGTGGAGCCCGCCAAGGTGAACGTCGCGCCAGCCCAGGTGCAGGTAACTCCTCAGATCAACGTCACCATCCCGCGCAAGCCGGGGCGCTACGTCCTCAAGGGTAAGGACGGGCAGACATCCGTGATCGAGGTTCACGATGGCAGCTAAAACGATTGCCTATCGCACCGACATCATCAACGTGATGCGCGGAGTCAACATCACGGCGCCGACGGCGGTCTATTTGGGTGCGTTTTCCGTGCTGTCCACGGATGGCAGTTCAGGGGGCACCCAGATCGTGGCCGCCACGCGCCAACCCGCGACGTTCAGTACGGCTGGAAGTTCCGGTGATGGCGTCAACACCACGGAGATTCTGTTCCCCGTGGCGACGACGAATTGGGGGACCGTGGTGGGCATCGGCGTGTGGACATCCTCGGGCGCCGCTGGGGCGTTGCCCTACAGCCATGTGCTCACGACCTCGGTCACCATCAATGCCAACGATCAACTGAAGTTCTCCAGCGGCAGCCTGACGCTCCAAGAAATCTAGGAGCCTGGATGCTCCTACTCACCAGCACCTCCGATCTTGTTCAAGTGGTCACCGCGCAAGCGGTCACGACGGATGTCCATGCATCCTGGGTGGACAACGCCGCAGGAACCATCACGCCGGGCCGGACCAACACTGCCATTAGCGGTGCCACGACGACGACCGTCGTGGCTTCCCCAGGGGCCTCGACGCAGCGGAACCTACAAACCCTCGTCGTTCGCAACAAACATGCCTCATCGTCCGTCACCGTCACGGTCCAGCACTTCGACGGCACGACGACCGTCGAGCTGGTCAAGGTCACCCTGGCAGCGGGCGAGGAACTGCAATACATCGACGGGGCGGGGTGGGCCGTGCTCGATACCAACGGTGCCCTCAAGGTGAGCGAGGCCGGGTCAATCGCGACGCAGGCGGACATGGAGTCCGGGAGTTCCTTGACCACGTTCGTTACCCCAGGGCGGCAGCATTTTCACCCCTCGGCGGCCAAGTGCTGGCTCGTGTGCGGGGTGGCGGGCAACATCCTGGGCAGCTACAACATCACCAGTATCGCTGATACCGGGACCGGCGTCGTCACGATCACCATCGCCACCGACTTCTCAGGGACCACCTATGCCTGCGTGGCGCAGGTGCAGGCGACGGCGACCACTTGGGCAGTTGCGAATGCGCGTGAATGTCACGTTCGTAGTGCCACCATCGCGGTAGGCAGCGTTGCGCTGGACTGCATCGATAACACGGCAACCACGAACCTGGTCAAAGACCCGACCACCTGGCACATGGCCGCCTTTGGAGATCACGCATGACCAAGCCGCCGGCGACCCTACGGATCGCCCTGACGTGTGCCGATGGTACCTTGGCGCTCATGACCTTCGTGACGACCGAATACCGGGCTGACGGATCGGTCGCGTGGTCGCGGCTGGCGACGCGGCAAGCGGTAGACGCTGAGATTGCCCGTGCGTCCGTGTCGTTCGATCCTAGGCACGTGCCGGTCGTATCGTGGCGCTTCATCGAATGGAGTGACGTCCCCGAAGACCGGACCTACCGGAACGCTTGGCGCGATCGTGGCGCTGGCCCGATCGAGCACGACATGGGGCAGGCTCGGGAGTTGCATCGAGTGTTGCTGCGCGAATGGCGGGCCCCACAACTTGCCGAACTGGATCTCGCCTATCTCCGGGCCGATGAGACAAACGATGCCCCACTCAAAGAGCAGATCGCCCAGCAGAAGCAACGGCTGCGCGATGTCACCGCTGACCCGCGTATCAATGCAGCCCTAACCATCGAGATGCTGAAGGCGATCGAGCTTCCAGCATGAGCCTCAAGTATCTCTATGACCAGACGCTCGGGATCAAGGGTTGGTTTGATCCGACCTTAGAGAGTGAAGCGTGGTTTGACGGCGAACTCGGTGCGGCGGCCGGTGGTGTTACGCAGAAATCCGGTAGCGCCACGCTCGATGCGAGCGCTACGATCAGTGCCGCCTCTCTACGGGTTCGTGCCGTCGCTGGGACGTTTGCCGGGGTAACTGTTCCCGATGTTCGCTACACCAGGCTACGGTACGAAGACGACATTCTGCCCGGAGTAGCCAATCTTACCGGGACGTTGATTCGCCTGCGTTTGGAGGTGGGCCTAGTCGCTGGCGTTGCCACGCTGGTCCCATCATATCTACGGATCCGGCTGGAGGATGGAGCACTCAGTGGCGTAGCGACCATCGACGCCACTGTGGTGCGCGGGCGTCTCCCGATTGCGCAACTGACAGCTCCTGCCACGCTCAGCGCCTCGACTACGCGACTGCGGTTAGAGGATGCCGGCCTGTCTGGCGTCGCCGAAGTTGAGCCCACGTTCGTGCGCCTGCGCTTGCGTGAGGCTCAAGCCTTAGGCGCAGCCACCATCCTTGCGAGCCCCACGGTCGTAAGCGGGGGCGCGCAGAAATCAGCTACCTGCTCCCTGGCCGGCCTTGCCACACTTGTGGCTAGCCCGACTGTTGCTGCGGGCTATGTCGGGCCAGCCCCGCGCCCGAGTGGTGGCATGGTAGGTTCGCCGCGGAACCCGCCGCACAAGTGGTGGCAGAAGACCCGACCTGCCAAGCCGAAGGTCAAGGACGAAGAGGAGGACGAGGAGCCGGCCTTCAAGCTAGCGGAGGACGACTCTGAGGAGTTGGTTGCTGTTGTGATGGCGATGGAGGACGACTACTAGAGCCGCACGTCGTAGCCCCGCGCCTTGAGATACTTCTTCGCTTCCAGGGGCGTCTGTTCGGTAAACAACCACATGGCACCAGCGGCGACAGCAGAAGCGCCAGCGTCGATGGCCTGGGCGAAGTGCCCGTAGGTGCCTGCCCCACCAGAGGCGATGATGGGACAATCTGCGGGATGAGGTGGCAAATGTGCGAGTTCTGGGTGTATGCCAGACCAGAACTTCAGTGCATCAACATCATATCCACGCATCGTACCATCACGCTTAACAGACTGGACCATTAACTCGCCTATCGTGCCGGCCACCCATGCATGGGCGCCTAGAGCTGAAGCCGTACTAGCCCAATCGTAGTCCACACAACCAATCAATACCTGTGCCCCGAATGTCTCCGCAATCCGTCCAGGTAAGCCACCATCGCCCTTCCATACATCGAGGGCGGTTCGGATGCTTACCTTGTCTGCCCCCGCCCGGAGCAGGTCCCGCACGTCCTCCACCGACTTGACGCCCCCGCCGACCGTGAGCGGGACGAAGCACTTCTCCGCGAGCTGTTCCACCAACCCGAAGTTGGGCCGCCGGCCTTCTTTGGTTGCGGTGATGTCTAGGAACAGGATCTCGTCTACCTCCCGCATCTGAAACACGTTGATGGCTTGCAGAGGATGGCCGACGGAGCGCCAGGCGTCGAAGCCCACGCCCTTGACCAGCGTCTGGCCGTTCCAGAGCAGCGTGGCGATGACGCGAATCATCAGACTCGCAAATGAACAACGGTCTTAGCAGGGACAATTAGCTTATCACGCAACCGTAGAATGTGGGCCCACTGGGTCCCATCTTCTCGAATCTCCACCGCGAGAATGAGGCACCGATCATCGTGCCCATCGGCCACACCGTCTTCCTTCCCCAGACCACAGCCGTACCCAATAAGGCCGTTCTCTAACCGATACATTGCGGGTTGTCCAACTGGTAACCGCGTAAGGTTGATACCGTTCACAGTTTCGCCCCGCAGATACCACAGATGAAGTTCGGTACCAAATCATCCATGCACGTTGTCTCGATAGGGCGATGGCCCTGCTTCGCGCATTCACGCACCCGTATCTTAGCTTCTAGTTCAACGAACGCCTCTCGTAGTTCCTCTTCCGTCCAGGCGTTCACAATTTCAGAAACTCCCGCAGGAAGGCGAGGCCCGCCTTGCCGCTTTTCTCGGGATGGAACTGCACGGCCCAGAGATTGCCACTCAGGACCATAGCCATGAACATCTTGCCTGCGTATTCCGCGAAGGCCCCACCCCAAGGCGCCTTGTTATCCATGATGGGTTGATCGGGGTGCAAGGCATAGCTGTGGCAGAAGTAGAAGCCCTTGGCAGCCTCATGTTCTGGGTTCGCCGCCGATGGGAGCACGATGTTAGACCAGCCAATGTGCGGCAAACGTGGCCCCTCCAACCGGCGACAGACACCCTCAATCCATCCCAAGCCCTTGACGCCGGGTGCTTCTTCGGAGCCCTCGCACATCAACTGCATCCCGAGGCAGATACCGAGGATAGGGATGCCAGCGATCCAAGCTTCCGTGAGCCCGCTGCGAATGTCTGGTGGGATGTCAGAGAAAGCGCCCTGTCCTGGTACGATAATGTGTGTTGCCCTGCCCGGGGTCCGTGCCCACCACGGGTCACCGCCAACTTCTTTGACAGCATTCGCCACAGAAGCAAGATTACCGCCGCCCAGGTCAATGATCGAGACCTGAGGCTTCATCGGCGAGATCGCGGGAGATAGCCTAGCAATACAAATGCGGCCGCAGCAAGGATTGCCAGGACCACCAACAGAGCATCCATCCTATTCATTGCGGAACCACTCAACATGGCCGCACTGGTCGCACCGCACGAGCCGCCACTTCTCCGGCTGCGCGCCCCCGAGGCCGTAATTCCGGTAGTTGCCATGGGCGGGAATCACCATCGGCTGGTAGGAGCCTAGCAAACACCAGCGGCAAAGGCGCGGAACTTCCTTCTCGGGAATCGGCGTCATGGTTCGTTCAGCCTTTCCGGTGACCCGTCCGGCCGGCGGATAAGTGCCCCTTGCGGATCTGTTTTGAAGAGGGCGCGGTTGGTGAAGCGGTCGCAAATGGCATCAAACTTAGGCATTGGAAAACCCAAAAATGCCAGGACCGCTGAAAGCGGTGTAGCGAGGTACGTCGTGGGATACGCACCATCGTATCGTCGGCAAATCTGTATCGCCGCTTGTCGGGAAAGACGCCCTCGGCGGATATGCATACTCGCAATGTCCGTGGCTCGGCCGAACGCGAACTTAAGGTACTTGAAGTAGTCGTGGATGCCCGTGTGCGCGTTGTCGAGGTTTTCATAGTTTGCTAGTGATCCTTCCACCAGATGCGGGTAGGTCTCCAAGCCGTGAGCCTGCGCGACGAGTTGGTTACGCCAGCCGTCCCACGGAACATAGTACCCGAGGAACAGGCCCGTCACCTGAGCATGTGCCAGTTCCTCCTGGCTTGGATACGTGTAGATCCACAGGTCACGGGCCGTCACTCCTTCCTGGCCGATGAGATCGGAGACCCGAAGCCCCAAGAGGCCGCCGAATTCCTCTAGCCAGCGCCGGTCGAGCGTCGGGTTTTCCTGCGCCTGGGCCGGCCCCCCGTACTCGTTCTGGCTATTTTCGCCCCAGATGATGAGCGGGATCTGGTACTGGACCGCCAACCGGACGGGGACAGTGAAGATGCGGACGTGCTCGGGCCAGGAGATGTCTCCCACGGTTTCCAAAGCGATGCGGTTGAGCTTCCGTGAGACCACGGGGTTGCAGGTGATCTCGACATAGTCCACGCCCTGAGCTTTCAAGTTCTCGATGTTCCGCCGGCCCAACTCGGTGAGGTGGTCCGTCGTCGCAGTGACGACCAGGGGCTTGAAGCCGAGTTCCAGGATGGTGAGCACCTGGAAGTGGGAATCCTTGCCCCCGGAGCTGGGGACGAGGCAATCGTAGCCCGAAGCGGGATTCCGGTGCTTCTCGATGAGCGCCACTAACTCCTGACGGCGGGCATCCCAATCCACGTCCGACCGCCGTTCGTAGGCCCGGCAGGCGGAACACACGCCCTCCTCGTCAATACGGAGATCGGGCTTCGTCGCCGGCATGACGCATTTCTGACAGTAGCGGATCGTGGTGTTTCTCCTTTCTAGTGTGTTGTCTGGTTCCACATCCACTCATACACATGTTGCTGCTTTGCTTCTTCAACTGCCCCTTGGAGCCATTCATCGAACGTTTGGGTGCCACCATGCTCTAGCCAAAGAGCATAGCGTTCCTCCTGGCTTTCGGGCATGCCATATTCTTCAAGCCACCGTTGGACTCGATTCATCCTTGCGCTCCATCTCTGGGTGCTCTTTCAGGAACGCCAGCAATTCCCGTGTTGTAGGATGCGGTGGCGTGCAGTCGATCATCGCGGCCAGCTTGCAGAACCACTCATAATCCTCTTGGGTGTCTAATAGCCAGCGTAGATCTGGGCGATTCGTGGATGCCTTCATCGGCAGGCAGGCAACGTTGGCCCGTATCCAGGGGGTGACGTGTTCCCGCTCCAAGGGTTCCGTGGCGTAGAGATCGGCATCGATGAGGGCCCACATGGGGAACGCCTCGACATCCAAGCCCCGGGGTTCGGTGCGTGGGAACAGGCCCCGCGCTGTAGGAACCCCGCAGTTGGCCACATAGCAGTTGTGCTGTGCAGCCCCGTAGGCGCAGGTCCACACCATCCGCGGGTCGACGAAGGGACAGTCACCCGTTAAGCGCACTACGATATCGGCATGCTCCGCCATGGCGGCGGCGGCCATACGGCCGAGGACATCATCCTCTGGGCCGGCGTAGACGGGCATTGGACCAAAGGCCCGGGGCCAAAGAGCATCGATGATTTCCCATTGCTGGCCGTCCGGAACAGCAAGGGGCGTCTTGAATCCCGTCAGTCCTGCACGGGAAATCGTGTGGCTGATAGCGGGCACCGGCCCGATAGGCTTCAGCACCTTGCCTGGCAACCGGCTGCTAGTGAGCCGCGCCTGGATGATGACGACGGTGTTCATGATGATGCGATGTCAGGGAAATGGAGCACAACCAGCGCGGCGCTGCTCACCAGTTGCCTAAACGCCTCGAATTGCCGCTGGCGCTCTGGATCACCGTCTTGTGGAAGCACTTCTAAGCCAGCGACCAAGCGTTCCTGCAAATCTCGTCCTACGGCAACACGACGATCAGGCAGGGCGTCGATCTCTTCAGATGTCATCGCCGCTCCACGAGATGGAATTCCTCGAACCCGTACTGCGTGTTCGATTGCACCAAATGGAAGATCTTCATTAGGTGGCTCTTCTCCGGGATGCGAATCGCCACTCCCCGTGCGGCTGCCTGGCCCAGCCAGAACTCGATACAGGCCCGTGCCGAGATCGGCTCCCCGCTTTCGGTCATGTTGAGCCCGTAGAGCGCGATTTCCTCGAAGCCTTCCCGCAGCGCCAAGGCAATCATCCAGTCTACCGTGCTGGCGTGATAGACCCCGAACGGCAGTTGTTCGACGTCGGCCTTCGGGAAGGCGACCGTGGTGGGGCAGTCGTCCCACACGGCCGGCGTGTAGATGGGCAATGTGCGTTGCATCCGGGCCCATGCCTGATGGCTGGGCCAGTTGCGGTACCAGTCGTCCTTCATATGGTCCGGATGGTGGAGGTTGAACCACCGGGTGAATCCCCGAGCGGGTACGTCGATGTATTCGTGGAGGTTGTTCAAGCCCCAGAACTCGTAGCTGCCATCGAGCCACGGCGCCTCGTAGATGGTATCGGCGAAGCCCACGAGGCACACCTTCCGCCGCCGCCCGTATGGACGGAGCCGTTCCGGCAGCGTGCTGGCGATGCCGAGTGGGCTGGGCCAGAGGAATGGTGGCTTGGGAAGATCTTCCACGATGTCGAAATCTCGCAGGATGATGCCTTCAATCGCGTCTACCATGATTTCTCCATGAGCCACCAGGTGCAGTTGTCGAATCCCCAGTCCGTGCTCCAATGGCCGAACCGCATCACCCTGAGCTCCGGAAACCGGCGCAGGTATTCCTGATCGAACGGCCGCTTCCAGAGCATGTCGTCATGACCGCGATAACCCGTGACCGCCGTTTCGATGTCGGCTCGGTATTCGATGGCGACGAGATAGCGGCGTGCGACGCGGTGGATTTCCCGCAAGGCCGCATCCAGTTCGTCAGGCGGGATGTGGATCAGCAGGCCCGCCGTAAAGACCAGGTCGAACGATTGGTCGGCGAAGGGGATATTGGTTGCTGTGCCATCGACAGTCGGTGGCCAGGCGATGTCCCGGGCGTAAGCATTCGGCTCAACGCCAAGCAGGAGCCAGGAAGCGTTCAGTTCCTGCAAGGCGCGAAGGTTAGCCCCTTTATTGGAGCCCACCTCCAGGATGCTCTGGATCTCGAGGCCGGCCAGCATCGTGCGCCATGCCTCAAGCCGGGAACGCCAATCTACATCGTTGCGATCAGTGTAGTCATCACCGAACTGACCGCGCCAGGCATCGAGTTGGTGGGTCACTGGCACTGCCCCACGACTTCTTTGACCGTGCCGGCGACATACTCCACTTCGGCATCCGTCAGCGTCGGAAACATGGGGATCGAGAGCGTCGAGGCCGCGAACGACAGGGCGTTAGGCAACGGCAGCAGTGCCGGGTAATGGATGGCGGTACCTATGTGCGCGTGCCGAAGGAGCAACTGGATCTCGTCCCGTCGCTCCGGTTTCACGAGAATCTGGTAGAGATGATAGACGCTGCCGGGAGGATGCACTACGAAACGCACAGTCCCCCGGAAGTACTCGTCGTAGTACTGGGCGATGAAGCGCCGGCGCTGAATGTTCTCTGGCAAGCGCTGAAGTTGCGACAGGCCGAGCGCGGCGCTCATTTCCGGCATTCTCATGTTGAAGCCAGCCCGCCATCGGGTGGCGCCTGATCGACCGTGGTTTACCATCGCTCGGACGACGGTGGCTATCACTTCGTGATTCGTGACCACCGCCCCGCCTTCACCACAGGCGACATGCTTCGCGGGATGGAAACTGAAACACGCTGCCAGGGTGTGACCGGGATAGACCGCGCCAAGACTGTGGGTCGCATCAATCAGTATGCGCCCATACGTAGCGGCTGACCGCCCATCGAACGGCACGCCACCCAACGTGACGGGAAGACTGATCCCGCCAACGCTGTTCGGTGGATACCATGCTGGCCATCGCCCGGTCGCTGGGTCCACGTCGAGAAACTGCACAGCATCGAGGTTGCTTCCAAGATAGAGATTGATCGTTGCCGCAAACGTGATGGGCGTCGTCACGATGTGCGAGGCAGAACATGTACCGGCGCTCAGGTACAAAGCGCTCGCCCCGCTGTTAGTGCAGACTGCATACTTGGCATCGCACAGCGTTGCTAATGCGGCCTCGAACTCTTCCACCTTGGGGCCCTGGGTCAGCCACTTGGACCGCAACACGCCGAGCACGGCCGCTTCATCGTCGGCGGTGATCTGATGCCGAGCGTAGGGGATCAGCTCCGTGGGCTGGATCATGTGCCGCTGGGCATCATCGTGGATTCTTCCTCCAGCGCCACCTCTGGAGCCCGTTCGTCGGTCCTGATCTTGTGGCTGTGGGGCATCGGGGCTCGGGCTACAGCGGAACCCTCGTCTCCAGGGAGCCAGGTGTTGATCTCCCAATCCAACGTTGCCTTCCGGCCGATCAGTTGCTGGAGCCGGTTGTTGGCCTCTGCGATCTGGGCTTGCATTTGCTTGATGCCCTGGTTCGTGTTACTCTGCTCGTATTCCAGCTTGGTGCGCCAGACGTTGCCGGCGTAGTCGCCATAGACGAACGCCGATTTCAGGATGTCCGCTTCGTTGGGAAGCGTGACGGGAATCCCAGAGAACTCGGCAGCGGCGATCCAGTACTCGACGCTGGGGCGCTGGTAGCCGTACTCGTTGTTGATCCCTCCTCCACCGCCGGTCATCATATCCACCCCGTAAATGCCGATCTCGGTAGCGCCTTCCATGATCGCTAGGGCGATCTCGAAACTGATGGTGTTGGTGAAGTACTTGAGGCGGCCGCCGAGGTGCTTGTTGAAGTGTTTGTAGATTTCCTTATAGGGGTAGACGGTGGCTTCCGGGAAGTCTTCAGGTCGGGCCTCACTGAGGTAGACCCGCGCTCCCTGTTGGGCCAGTTTCCGCAGGACCGGCATGTGGGCCCGGTCTACGGAGTAGGTCGTCGGCTTCCCGTCGGGTCCCTGTTCGTTCCACGGATGCATCTCGAACCATCGGACCCGTCTGGGGTCAATCGGCGGGAGTTGCTGCATGTAGAGATCATTGAGACACCAGATCTCCCAATCGGCGTGCTCCAATCCCCAGTGGGCCTTCTGGCGATGGGGCGTGTAGCCCACGATGTCTACTTTGAGAGGCGGCTTACGCATGATGGTCCGGGGGTAAAAGGGTTCGCATTTCTTCAACGGAGATCCAGCGGGTGTTCTGGTCCGAACTGTAGACCCAATCGTGGGGGACCGGCTCGGCGATGGCCGGCAATCCGCCCCAGTAGCGGATGGCTGGGTTCACGATGTAGAATCGCCGCTGACCGTCCGTCACGACCGTCCGGGTGGTTTCCTCGGCATTCAGCAACTTCTCATGCAGCTTCTCCCCACCAGGCCGCAGGTCGGTGACGAAACGGGGATGGTTGGGCGCGACCGCTTCGGCGAGATCCATGATACGCATCGACGGGAGGTCGGGAACGAAGAGTTCCCCACCATCCATCAAGGCAAGCGCGTCTTGGATCAACTGTACCGCCTGGGGCATCGTGATGAAAAACCGGGTACACCGTTCGTCGGTGATGTTGATCGGCAGTCCTGCCGCGACAGCTTCGCGCCACAGCTCTACCACGGAGCCACGGGAACCGATGACGTTACCGTAACGGACGACGGAGACGCGGGTACCCTGCGGGTAACTGTAGACGTTGGACATGACCGCCAGCCACTCGGCGCACATCTTGCTGGCCCCGTAGATGTTGGTGGGTTCGACCGCCTTGTCGGAGGACACTACTAAGACCTTCTTCACGCCGGCTTTGATAGCGGCGTGAATCACGTTCTGGGTGCCGATCACGTTGGTTTTGATGACCTCGGAGGGATCATACGCCACCCGGTCGATGCGTTTCAGGGCGGCGGCATGAATCACGGTATCGATGCCGTGGAAGGCTAGCTCCAGGCGCTCGGGATCGCGCACGTCGCCTAGGAACCAGCGGAGTCGGTCGTCCGTGAGTTCCTTGGCGAGCATGGCCTGCTTCCATTCGTCTCTGGATAGGATGGCGATCCGGGAGACTGGCGTGGCGAGATAGTGCCGGATCAGCGCCCGACCGAGGGAACCCGTGCCACCAGTAATCAGGACGGAGTTCATGGATGCGATATGCCTGTAAGCTCTCAACGGAAAGCGGGCCGCCCCAGCACTTGCAGCTGGAACGGCCCGCGTGACCTTTGCTACGGGTTCTGGGGCCTCTTCCCTTGCCCCTAGGGTATAGTCTGGCGCGAATTGCCGCAAGCCCATACTTTGGGAGTCAGGCTATGCTGATGCTGCGTCCCGCTATCATGGACGACGCTCACTTCGTCTGGGAATGCCGGAACGATCCCGACGCACGGCGCGAGTCCCTGCATCCTGAGCCCATCCCGTTCAGCCACCACGCTGTCTGGTTCCGCCAAGCGCTGACCAATCCCCTGCGCCGGATCTGGATTGCCGAAACCGCCGATCAGACAGCGGTAGGCTATGGGCGGCTCGATTGGGAAACCGAAGGCGCAGACGCGACGATCAGCGTGGCGGTGGCGCCCGCCTTACGTCGCCTGGGTTTCGGCGTGCAGATCATTCAACTGACGACGAGCATGTCTAGAGCCTCAGTGTGGGCCACTATCCGCACAACGAACATTGGGTCATTGCGGGCCTTCGCCGCGGCGGGATACCAACCGATCGTCACCGGGGATGTGCAGCAGTGGAAGTTCAGCCGGTGAAGATCGCGGGGCGAGAGATCGGCGCCGGCCAGCCCTGCTTCATCGTGGCCGAAATTAGCGGCAATCACAATGGGAGTTTCCAGCGGGCCATCGCGCTGATTCAGGCAGCCTCACAGGCTGGTGCCGGCGCGGTCAAGTTCCAGGCATTCACCATGGAAGAGATCCTGGCGCTCCGAGGCACCGGACCAGCCCCGCCACCGTGGGAGGCCGTGACCCTTCCAGAGCTCTATGCCAAAGTGATTACCCCGGCCGCCTGGTTCCCCGCCCTGTTCGCGGAGGCGATCCATCGTGGGCTGATCCCCTTCTCGTCTGTGTTCGGGACTGATAGTCTGGCGATGCTGGAACAGCTGCATTGCCCGGCCTACAAAATCGCCAAGGCCGACCGGGGCCAGTTGAATTTACTCCGCGCCGTGCAGGCGACGGGGAAACCCGTCCTCGTGAGTGGACGCGACATCTACTGTCCTGGGGGCTATCCCTGCACGCCCGAGGAATTGCACCTAGCGAAGCTGAGCTTTTCTTGGCTGAACCTGCATACGCGCGTTAGTGGAGTAGCATGGCTCGGGCTCTCCTGCCATTGTCCTGATCCGCTGGTGGGTCCCTTGGCCGTCGCCTACGGAGCGCATTACCTTGAAGCACATCTGACGTTGGACGATGGGCCGGCGACCATGGACGACTGCGTGAACTTCACGGCTTCCGCGTTTGCTGAATTGGTGCGGCTCACCCGCAAAGCCGAAGTGATGCGCTAATGCCCACCACCCGCCGCGGTCCTAGAGCGTATTTCACCGAACATGCGGTGGCGGATCGCTTCGCGCCCGACATGCGACGTGCGGTCCTGGAAGCAATTCAACGCTCCCGCCGCCGGCTGTCGCTGGACAGCTTCACCGCACGCTGGTCGCAGGGGCCGGAAGCCCTCTTCAACGCCCTGCCCTGGCGGCAGCTCGAATTGGACTGGTTCGATGGTTGGCGCTTGGCCTTGTTGCCCACGGTGCAGGCGGCGATGCGGGCGCAACTTAAGAATCTACGGATCGAGAAGGCCAGCGAACCAGTTAGTCAGCTGGGATTTAGGCTGGATCTCACCAATCCCCGAGCCATCCGCTGGGCCGAAGACCACGCCGCGGAACTCGTGGTGCAACTGTCCGAAGAGACGAAAGCCAACATCCGGCGCACCATCGCCGACATGTACCTCAAGGGTGTCTCCCCTCGGGAGGCGATGCGGATTCTCCAGCGCCAACTTGGGCTGTCTGCCAGAGACGGTCGGGCCCTCGACGGATTGCGGCGCCGCCTGGAAGTCGAGAACGCCAAGCGGATCGTGGAGAACCGGAAACCGCTGCCCGTGGATCGACTGGATGAGGAGGTAGACCGCTACGCCAACCGCTTACTCCGTCACCGGGCGGAGGTCATTGTCCGTACCGAGAGTATTCGCGCCTCGGCCGAAGGCCAGCAAGAATTGTGGACCCAGGCACAGGAACAGGGCTATCTGCAACCAGCGGATACCCGGCGGGCATGGCTGATAACGCCTGATGAGCGGCTGTGTGACATTTGCGCTCCCCTGGCCGCCCATAACCGGCTGGTCGGGTTGGAAGAACCCTTTCTGGCCGGGGATGGCTCAGTGGTTCTGACACCCCCAGCGCACCCGCAGTGCCGGTGCAGCGTCGGGCTGGTCTTTTCCGATGCGGAAGGGAATTTCCGCCACCCGCAAGCGTAGGCCCTTGCGGAAAAGGCCAGACGCATATACGATAGGCTCTTAGAGAGGCCCGAAGAGCGCCCCCAGAGCGCCGCCGAGGTCCAGTGGAAGGTGAGCTGGGCCTTTTTCGTGGGGGTGCCCTTCGGTGCCGTTTGGCGACTACAGTTCCTTCGAGGATTGCGTAGCGCAGAACCAGCAGGCTGATGATCCCGAAGCCTACTGTGCCGAAATCCAACGCACCATCGAAGGAAAATCCACCGCTGGCAGTATCGAGTTGACGCGGGATGAAGTCCGGAAACTCTGCCCCTCCTGCGCCGACCGGATGGATAGCCTCAAGATCACGACTCTCAAGCTCCCGATCGACAAACAGCGATTCACGGTTGCCAAGCTGGATGAAGCCCAACGCCTCGTGTTCGGATGGGCTTCAGTCGCTATTAAGACCGATGACCTTCTGGTGGACCGCCAAGGGGACATGATTCCGCCCGAGGTCCTTGAAGAGGCGGCCTACGATTTCGTTGAGCATTCCCGGATTGCCAATGAGATGCACCAGGGCGGTCCGATCGGGGTTCTCGTTGAATCCCTCATGGTGACGCCCGAGAAGCTGGAGGCGATGGGGCTGATGCGGAAATCCGCACCGAAGGTTGGCCTCTGGGTCGGCTTCCGCGTCTCCCCGCAGGTCTTTCGGAAGGTCAAGGCGGGCGAACTGCCCATGCTGTCCATTGAAGGGACGGCGCTCAAGGTGGCTGCCTGATGGCGAACAAACTGAAGAACCTGGTCCTTCGCGCCATCGCGCTGGTTGATCGGGGCGCGAATCCGGAAGCCCGTGTGGTCCTCGCCAAACGCGACAACTCGGAGGATAGCACAATGCGGAAAGCCGAACACGGCTCGATGGAAGAGTGCATGGCGGCCGGGAAGACTGAAGCCGAATGCAAGGAACTCATGGCCGCGATGAAGCGCGCCGAGGAGGATCAGATGTCAGACAAGCTCCCCGAAGACGTGACCAAGGCGCTGGCTGAAGTCGCGGATCTGAAGAAGCGGGCAACCGAGGCCGAGGCCCGCGAAAAGGCGGCCGAAGCCCGGATTGCCAAGATGGAGGACGAGCGCCAGCGTGAAGTCTTCATCGCCAAGGCCCAGGAATTCAAGGAGCTGCCGGGCGCCAACCCCGATGACTTCGGCCCGATCCTGCGTAAGGCTTACGGGGTGTGGACGCCCGAGGAGCAGCAGAAGGTGGAAGCCACCCTCCGCGGGGCGGTCAAGATCGCTCAGGATTCGGCGCTGTTCCAGGAGATCGGTGCAGCCCGGCCGGCGGTGGGATCGGCCTTGGACAAGCTCAACGCCAAGGCCAACGAGCTGGTGCAGAAGGATGGCAAGATGACCTTCGCCCAAGCCTTCACCAAGGTCTGCGATACCGATGAGGGGAAAGCCCTCTATCACCAGCATGAACAGGAAGAGGCGTCGAAGGCTGGCGCCCGGAGGGTGCGGTAATGGCCTATCAGGACCCACAGTCCGCCATCGGCTTCGTCCAGGCGAGTACCAGCTTCGCCTCGACCGACCAGTACTGCCTGGTCAAGTTCTCGACCACCACCAACGCCGCCCCGGGCGACATCCGGATCAGCGATACGCAGGGCGAGTTCTGCAATGGGGTGCTGGATGATCTCGGCGCGGAAACCTCCGGGTCTGCCTGCCGGGTCGTCATCGGGGGGCTGACCAAGTTCCGGGTCAGTACCACCCATGCGGCTATCGCGGTCAACACGATCCTGTATTCCGGCGGCGCAGGCACCGTACACACCGCAACGTCCTCGGGCTATTACCCGGTGGGGTACGCCCTGGAAGCCGTCGCGGCCGATACGACCGCGATCATCGCGGGTGTCTTCATCCAATCGCTCAACCAGCGCACCACTTGACGCGGACCATGGAAACGGAGTAACGGACTATGCCACAGCCCTATATCAGTTCGGTCCACGTCAACCAGCCGCTGACCAAC